TGGCAGAGCTGAAACATTCGTGCAGACGTTGGTTTATAGCATTTTGCGTAATGGTATTTTTAGAAATAGCCACTATCGCCGGATTTATGTGGTATATAAGTTTACCCGTTGAATATGAAAATGTACAAATAGAAAATTCGGAAGGATATGCAAATTACGTCGGAAAGAATTTATTAGGAGGGTTGTTTAATGGCAACGATCAGAGTAAGGAAGGGACACAGGTCGAGAAAAAGTAGATCGGGGTCGAGAACATATACTACACGCCGTAGAAGGAGATGATTTTATGGCGCGGAAACGAAAATCTACAACAAGAGCAAAGAACACACCTAGGTTTGATCGGGTTCAGAGATTTCGTAAAAGGACAAGACGAAGATGAAAGATAATAGAAATACTATTAAGAAACTCCAAATGGCGATCAATACAAAGTTTGGAGAACAATTATTGTATGAGCGTAGGCAGTTCTACAGCACAAAAGAAAAAAGGCCTATTAATATCTATACAATAAAGAAATCTATATTTAATCCTAAAAAGGGAAAAGATGAGGCGTTTGAGTTGTTTAAATCTGCGTCTCAAGTTCAAGTCATTCTTTATTTACGGGATTATTGGTTTGAACTAAACGGCTGGGATGTTCCTATTGATAATGCAGAATGGAACATGATTAAATGCAAAAACGGAATAGGTCAATCCGTTTTAAGAAGGGATAAGTTACCATCATGGGCATACAAGGACAACGAAGTAGACAAAGCGTAGAAACAGAATTAGGCTACAGATTGTCTCCGAGTGAAACTAAGTTTGTTACGTTTTTACTTGAAGAGGGCAATCAACAGGAAGCGGCGAGAAAATTAGTCGCTTGGGAACTTGAACAAGGCATGAGAACTCAGGATGAGGTTGATAAATTTACAGATAATTCGTATTTTGTTATAGGCAAAAAACTGGTTCAAAAGCCTGCTGTTCAGGAAGAATATTGGAAACAGATGGAATGTGTCAGAAAGAGTAATGTAGCTGATGCAACAGAGGTTATGCAATATTTTACAAGTGTGATGAGAGGTGAAGTGAAGGATCAATTCGGACTTGATGCGTCTTTATCTGACAGAACACAAGCGGCTAAAGAACTGGCAAAACGGACTATTGATATTGAAAATCGTATGGCCGGTAAACCAGATGCCGTTGTAGAAATTGCACTCAATTGGCAACGTTAATATAGGAGGTGTTTTTTATGGAATATGCTCCTATCATAATTTCAATCGCATCATTATTATTTGCTATATATTCTCTTGCAAGTAAAAACAGTAAAGAGAACACCTCAGAATTAACCACTGTCATAGTAAAATTAGAGAATATAGGCACGGGAATCAGAGACATAAAAGCTGAAATTGCTGGCATGAAAGATGATCAAAAAGAAGATCATGATAGACTTATTAAGGTTGAGTCTTCTGTATCTTCTTTATGGAAACAATTCAATGAATTTAAGTCTCAGGAGGCAAAGTAAGTTGGATTATCAGATGGGAAAAGGCGTTAAATTTGAACGTATTAGAAGAATCACAGGCTATCTCGTAGGCACAATGGAAAAGTGGAATGATGCTAAAAAAGCAGAAGAACGAGATAGGGTGAAACATAGTTTAGGAGGTATGAAGAAATGATGGAGAATCTCGGAATTGCAAGTGTTGGAGCTATTACAGTGATTTGCTATCTTGTTGGCATGTTCTGTAAATGGTCAAGTCACATAGCAGATGAGCATATTCCTGCTATTGTAGGACTTGCAGGAGCTGTTCTCGGCATTGTAGCGTATTTTACAAAGATGCCTGAATTTGCTGATTTTCACATTGTAACTGCTATTGCAGTAGGCATTGTTAGTGGACTTGCGGCAACTGGCGTAAATCAGATTTTCAAACAGGCAAATAAGGAGCAATAATATATGCGAGGAATAGACATTTCACATCATAATGGGTGGCCGTTTAAGAAAGATACCGCCAGAGCGTATGCTGAATCGAATTTTGTAATTATTAAAGCGACTCAGGGAACGTCTTATAAGTATGTTGATTATTTTGAAAAAGCAATGAAAAAAGCTATTCAAAATGGCAAACTTGTTGGAGCGTATCATTACGCATCTGGCAAAGACGCTATTATGGAAGCTGATTATTTTATATCTGTTGTCACTCCATATCTTGGTAAAATCATTCTTGCACTCGACTGGGAATCAGAACAAAATAGTGCTTGGGGAAAAGATACAAGATGGGCAAAACGTTTTATTGACAGGGTAAGGTTAAAAACAGGATTAACGTGTTTCTTATACACAAATATGGACGGCATTAAACAATGCAAGAATCTTGCTAATAATGTTCCTCTGTGGTTCACTGGTTATCCTGCTAACTCAAATTCTTGGTCTATTCCTAAATGGCCCGATCATTATAGTACTAAGCCCTGGACTCACTATGATATTTGGCAGTATACATCCGGTGGCGATATTGTAGATAGAAATTTATCTAATCTTACTATAGCGGATTGGAATAATTTTACAGGATGCTGTTATTTAGATGAACCAGATTTAACTGTTACTGCTGACGAAGTTATCAAAGTTATGAGCGGATGGATCGGCAAATCTCGTGCTAAAGGCACTCACAAAGATTTGATTGATTTGTACAATTCGTATAAACCACTTCCTCGGGGCTATAAAGTATCTTATACAGATAGCTATTGTGCAGTTACGGTGTCGGATGCGTTTATTGTTTTAGATGCCGTGGATTTAATTGGCGGTGTAGAGTGCAGTGTTCAACGATTCATTGATATATTCAAGAAAAAGGGTATATGGAATGAAGATGGTAGAATCACTCCAAAAGAAGGTTATATAATCACATATAATTGGGATGATACAACACAGCCTAATGATGGTTGGGCAGATCACATCGGAGTTGTTTCTAAAGTAGAAAACGGTTACATTACTGTTATTGAAGGTAATATAAACGGTAATGTAGGCACTCGTAAGATTAAAGTTGGTGATGGTAGGATTCGTGGATATGCTATTCCTGCGTATGGAACACGTAAACAAGTTACTCCTAGTGGCACTACACTTGAGTTAGTTACAGATGTTCTGAAAGGTAAATATAGTACGGGAGATGCTCGTAAATCTATGTTGGGCACTAGATATAATGAAGTGCAAGATTTTATAAACCACATTGCAAAAAGTCCTATTGATATACTTGCACAAGAAACACTTGCTGGAAAATATGGAAACGGTGATACTAGAAAATTGGTATTAGGGAATAGATATGCCGATGTGCAACAGAAAGTGAATGAATTAGTACGTGGCTAGTGCTTTGCAGATCAATTTAAAGGACTGCATAATACCTATGTATGACGATGTGTTAGAAGATATTCTAGGACATCGTCATACACACTATGTATTTGCAGGAGGTCGTGGTAGTACAAAATCATCATTCGTTGGCGGTATAACTATTCCTTTATTAATAATATCAAATCCAAAAGTTCATGCAGTTTGTTTTAGAAAAATTGCTAATACAATTCAAAACTCCATATTCACTCAAGTTGTATGGGGCATCTATCAGATGGGACTTGAATCTCTATTTAAAATTCCAAAAACATATAGTACCCCTATTGTATATATTCCAACAGGACAAAAAATATATTTCATGGGACTTGATGATCCTATGAAAGTAAAATCAATAAAACCAGAATTTGGCTATATCGGCATTACATGGTTTGAAGAATTAGATCAGTATGCTGGTGAAAATGAATTACGTACTGTTACTCAGTCTACCATGCGTGGTGGTGAGAAATTCTGGGATTTTAGAACATTCAATCCACCTATCAGTAAAAATAATTGGGCGAATGAGTATGCGGAAACTTGTGAGATAAAGCGAACGGATAATACATTAGTTGTACGCAATTCATATTTAGATGTTCCGGAAGACTGGTTAGGCAGACAGTTTATATATGAAGCCGAAGATTTAAAAGCTATAAATCCTAGAGCGTATGAACACGAATATATGGGAGTTGCAACCGGTACTGGTGGAGATGTGTTTCAAAATGTTGAACATCTTGATATGGGACAACTTGTACCTAGATATGATATGTATGGCAACATAATTGAAAAAGTTCCTATGCTTGCTACATTTGATCGTATTTATAACGGTATAGACTGGGGATTTGCAATAGATCCTTTTCAATTTGTTCGGATGCACTTTGATAGAAAAAAATTAGATTTATACATATTTGCAGAACACCGATCATGGGAATCTCGAAATGCTACAGTATTTAGGGAATTATATGAAGAAGAAAAACTATTAAAAACAGAAGAACTTGTTACTGCTGATAGTGCTGAACCTAAATCAATAGCTGACTTTAAAGCATATGGAGCATTCATACGTGGGGCAGAAAAGGGTCCGGACAGTGTTAGGTATGGTATTAAATGGTTACAAGGTCTTAATCACATCTATATTGATAAGCGTAGATGTCCATATACATGGAGTGAATTTACAACTTATGAGTATGAAAGAGATAAAGATGGAGAATTTATAAGTGCTTATCCGGATTTAGATAACCACACTATTGATGCTGTTAGATACGCAACTGAACGGTATTGGAAACGGAAAGGAAATTAGTATATGCAATTTAAAGGAGACGCTCATAGTACTAGATTTTTAGAACAGAATCTATGTAACCTTGCCTACGCACAATTTCCCGGCGTTGGTAAATATGATATACCAGAAATGTATCCTGTTCATATTGATAATTTAAAAGATATTCCACTTCAAGGATTTAATTTTGCTTTAAAAGAACAACATCCAGAAAATATAGGTGTCCATTTCTTTTTACATGATTATCAATTTGAACGTGTTTGGAATTATCCTGATAGATACATTGATGTATTAAAGAAATTCGCATTTGTTCTGTCTCCTCAATTTAGTACATACAGTGATATGCCTAAATTAACGCAGATGTGGAATGTGTATAAAAATCGCTGGTGCGGTAGATATTGGCAAGAACATGGTATAAAAGTTATACCTTCTATAACATGGGGCAGTGATGTTGATTTAGAATATTGTTTAGACGGGATTCCGGAACATAGTACAATAGCTATTTCAACAACAGGAGATGGTAGATGGGGAAATTATAAAACTATTCATGAATTTTATGATAAAACACTTAATAAATTAAAACCTGACACTGTGTTACTATACGGTAAAAATTTATCTGATAACTTAAAAGGTAATATAATATTTAAACAACTAATTAGTTCAAAGGTGGCGATATAATGGCATCAACAGGCGATAGAGGTGGAAAATATAAAGGTGTAGATTTATTCGGACATCAATATGACAAAAAAGTTGATTGGGGTACACGGCATTGGCTACATCAAGGTGAATGGGGTAACAAATCTTGGTTTATTGGAAGTGGTGAACGTAGTTTTGACTATATAGATCCGGAAACTGGAATAACAGTTACAATTCGTGCTGATAGTGCAAAAGATGCCGCAAGACAAGCGAGAAATGCCGGACTCATAAAGAAACGTAAAAGGAAGAGGTAATTGTATGTCTTTGTGGAATACAATAGTTCATAAGCTGAAAGGAATTGTTAATAAAATGATTGGTGCAAAAGCTATTGAAAAAGAGTTACAAGTAACTTATGCAATTTCCCCTCAAATGGAAACTGCTATACAATTATGGTCAAATCTGTATAGAGAAAAAGCAGATTGGTTACATGAACCAGATGGAAGTAATCCTGTTAGAGTTGTTAGTCTTGGATTACCTGCTATGATTGCAAGTGAAAAAGCACGAACAGCATTACTGGAGTTTGAATCTGAAATTACTACTCCTAAACAAGAAGTTGCAATAGCTGATCAACCAGATCCAGAAGAAAATCCACTTTCTGTATTACCAGCTGAACCAGTTACAGAGGAGCGTCCTATTGGTGATACTCAACGTGCTGAATACTTGGAAAAACAATACAAAAAACTAAAGAAGCAATTACGCAAACAAATTGAATATGGTATCGCTAAAGGCGGTCTTGTTATCAAACCTTATATTGTTGTAAATAATGTTGATAACTCAGACACAAAAAATAAGATAACGTCTGATATTATACCTACAACTGAAATTGAATTTGATTTCATTCAAGCTGATTCTTTTTATCCTCTTGCATTTGACGCATCTGGTAAGATAACTGAAGCCGCATTTATTCAATCTAAAGTCGATAAAGCTGTTATTTATAGACGATTGGAATACCATAAATGGGAAGACAATGTTGTTACTATTATAAATAAAGCCTATAAAACAACTAATAAGATTGGGATGGAAGTGGCAAATACTGATTTAGGCGATGAGATTCCATTAACGGATGTTCCTGAATGGAGAAACTTTGAACCAGAAGTTAACATTAAAAATGTAGAACGTCCATTGTTTGCATATTTTAAGATGCCCGAAGCAAACACCATTGATACTTTAAGTCCTCTTGGAGTATCTGGATTTAGTCGTGCGGTAAGTCTTATTAAAGATGCAGATATGCAGTATAGTAGATTACTTTGGGAATATGAAGGCGGTGAAATGGCAGTTAATATTGATCGTGATGCCTTCAAATATATGGATGATCCTATGGATGAAAATAAAGGTCACACATCACTAGGTGCTATGCAAGAACGTTTATATCGTAAGGTGGATATAAGTGAAAATGAATTATTTGAGCCTTATGCTCCAGTATTACGTGACAATAATTATATAGCTGGATTAAACACCATTCTTATGAGAATAGAAGATGTGTGTGCAATTAGTAGAGGAACACTTTCTGATAGTGCTGATATAGCAAGAACCGCAACCGAATTAAAGATACTTAAACAGAGAAGTTATCAGGCAAACGTAGAAATCCAACAAGCTATTGAATCGGCTTTACGGGATGTCATTTATGTTATGAATGTTTATTGTACTCTGTACAATGTGGTTCCTGATGGTCCGTATGATGTATCATTTGAATGGGATGACAGTCTTATTGTAGATACGTATGAAGAATTAAATGCTAGACTCGCATTAATGGGTGAAGGACTTGTTTCTAAAGTTGAAAACAGAATGTGGTATTTTGGTGAAACTAAGAGACAAGCAAAAGACGCATTAGCAGAAGTAGAAGAAGAAAATATGAGGGCTATGGAACAAGATTTAGTTGTTCAATCTCAAATGCTTGGTCAAGACGATGATGTGTCGAGACAAAATAGATCCAGCCAACAAAAACTTAATCAGAGGGGTATGTCTAATCGAGGTAGAGAATGGAAACAATAACTGATTATCCTTGTGAAAATTGTTTGGATGAGTATTTATGTGATGCACAGAATTGTGATGAGTGTCCCCATAAACAAAAGGAGATAACAAATGCTTAGTGAGGATGCGATTGAAAATTTAATACAACCAATAATTGATCGACAAGAGTATATTAGTAACCAAACTATTCAAATGATAGCTAAAAGAATTGGTGAGATTGGCACATTATCTCCTAAAGATATTGAACGATTAAAGATTTTAGTTATAATGGGCGCTGATATACGAAAATTAAACAAGGAACTTGCAAATTTAACTAATTTGCAAGTTCGTGATATTAAACAACTAATCAAAACAGTTGCCTTAGATTCTTATATAGATGCTAAACCCCTTTATGATTATAGGCATAAATCGTTTATTCCATTTAGTAAGAACACAGAATTAAAAAAGATTGTTATTGCTATAGGAAATGTAACTGCAAAGGAATATTTAAACATATCAAATTCTAAGGCAACAGGATTTTTAATTGGCAATGTTGGCGATAGAAATAATCTTACATTTAAATCTATTGAAGACACGTACAAAATAGCTATTGATAATGCAATTATAGCTTCTAAAAGCGGCATCGTTGATTATAAAACAGCTATGAGAAAAGTTATAAAACAACTAACGGATAGTGGAGTTAGACGTTTAGAATGGGAAAGCGGATACACTCAAAGACTTGATACCGCTGTGAGACGAAATTTATTAGACGGTATTCACGCTGTACAGCAAGCTATGGAAGATAAAATAGGTGAACAAATAAATGCTGATGGTAAAGAATTAAGTGTTCATAAAAACTCTGCATTAGATCATGAACCAATTCAAGGACACATATTTACAAATGAGCAGTGGGAAAAATTACAAAATAATGATGATTTTGAAGATGTGAATGGAAAGAAATTTAGTGGACTTGATCGTGTTATTGGTCAATGGAATTGTAGACATTTTGCATATTCTATAATCATCGGTAAAAGTAAACCCAGATACACTCAAAAACAATTGGATGAATTTATAAGGAAAAATCATGAAGGCTACACATTGCCAGACGGAAAACATTTAACAATGTATGAATGTACCCAAATGCAACGTAAATTAGAGACTAGAATAAGATATGCTAAAGAAGAACAGATGGCATATCAAGAAGCAAACGATATAATTGGTGCTAGAAAAGCAAGACAAAAAATCATTCGTTTAATAAATGAATATAAAATTTTTAGTAAGAACTGTGGACTAAGTGCTCAGAATGATAGGATTAGTGTTATTGGATATAATGCAATAAAAGTATGATATAAATACTTTACATATTTAATTTATTGTAGTATAATATAAACGATAAAAGGATTACCATAAATTCTTTTATTAAACACAATCTAACCGCAAACCGTAATGCGGATATATAAATAACGGATATAAAGGATTGTAAAGGAGATTATATAATATGACAATCGAGGAACTTTTTAAGCAAGCAGAAAATGGTACTCTAACATTTGAACAATTTACTAAAGCGGCTGGTACAGCAAAATTTGTGGATCTTTCAGAGGGTGATTATGTTTCTAAAAACAAATACAATGAAGATTTACAAAAGAAAGATACTGAAATTGAAGGTCTTAAAACAACCGTTGCTACTCGTGACGGGGATTTAAAGGATTTGAAAAAGCAGTTAAAAGAAGCTGGCACTGACGCAGATAAACTCTCTAAACTATCCGGCGATTTAGAGGAGTTACAAAAGAAGTATGATACAGATACAAAAGAACTTGAGCAAAAACTGGAACAGCAAGCGTATGAGTTTGCAGTAAAAGAATTTGCAGGTACCCAAGAGTTTACCAGTAATGCGGCAAAAAGAGATTTTGTTAATTCCATGATCAATGCAAAACTTAAATGGAACTCTGACAAAACCGCGATTGAAGGCACGGATGAGTTTACAAAAAAATACAAAGAGGCAAATGCCGATGCGTTTGTTGTAAAATCTGATCCGACTCCTACACCACAACCTCAGCCTACACCTCAACCTCAATTTGCAGGTGCAACAGGTGGCAGTAATGGTGGAGGACAAAAGATGACTTTATCTGAAATGATGAAGATGAAAAACGAAAATCCTAATGCTACGTTTAATTTTTAAGGAGGTAAATTATGCCGCAATTTGATTCTAAACTTTTTAACGGCGAAGTATTCCAAAAGTATGTTGACAGAGTTCCTAATACTAAACTTAATGAACTGCTGAAATCCAGAGCGGTTGTTGCAAGACCCGACCTTGCCGCCGCCATGCGTGATCAAGTAGGTGGTAACTATATTACCACTCCTCTGAAAGGTCTTATTAGTGGTTCTATTCCGCTGAACTATGATGGTGTGACGGATATCACTGCACAGACCACTCAGACGTTTAGTCACTCTCGTGTTGTTATCGGTCGTGCTCAAGCATGGACTGAAAAAGACTTCTCTTATGATATCACCGGTGGCGTTGATTTCATGGAGAACGTTGCACAGCAAGTTGCAGAATACTGGGATGAAATTGATCAAGCTACTCTGGTTTCTATTCTGACTGGTATCTTCTCTATGACGGATACTGAAGGCGCTAGATTTGTTACAGAGCATACCCATAATATTACCGCTGTTCAGAACAGCGAAGGTAAAACGGGATTTATGGATGCTACTTCTCTGAATACTGCTATTCAGAAAGCCTGCGGTGATCATAAGAATAAATTCAGTCTTGCCATCATGCACTCCACTGTAGCAACGAACCTTGAGAACATGAAGGTTCTTGTATATTTGAAGTATAATGATGCTAATGGTATGGAACGTGAAACTGGTCTTGCTACTCTGAATGGTAGACTTGTTATCGTTGATGACTCTATGCCTATTCTGGAAGACCAATCTACTGCTACTTTTGCAAAGACTACCGATACTACTGTTACTGCTGGTAAGAAATATTATACTCGTACTGGTACATCTGGCAACTACACTTATACAGAAGTTATGAATCCTGTAGATAGTGCGATTAATAGTTACTATGAGAAAACCGGTAATGGTAATCCTATGTATGTGACTTATCTGTTCGGTGATGGGGCTATTGAGTACACTAACTGTGGTGCAAAAGTTCCTGCTGAAATGAGCCGTGATCCTAAGACTAATGGTGGTCAAGATACTCTGTACAATAGACAGAGAAAGTGCTTTGCACCTTATGGTATTAGCTTTACTAAAGCTAATATGTCCACGCTGTCTCCTACTGATGCTGAACTGGCTGATGGAGATAATTGGGAACTGGTAAATACTGGCGGAACTAATAAGAAGTATATCAGTCTGAAAGCTATTCCGATTGCGAGAATCCTTTCCTTAGGCTGATGATGATCAGCACAAAGGCGGTGAAATCTAATGTATTTAACCTATGATGAGTACATCCAGTTTGGCGGAAGTACATTAGAGGAAACCGCCTTTGAAGAATTAGAATTTGAGGCACGAGCACAAATTGATTATGTAACATTCAACAGGTTAGTAAATGAAGAAAAGTTACCTGAAGCGGTCAAGCGTTGCATGTATAAATTGATTACTTTGTTACATGATCAGCAGTTGGCATTGTCAACAAGTGTTCCCTCAAATACTGAAAATACAGTACAGGCTGGTATTACAAGTCAATCAAATGATGGTGTTTCGATAAGCTATAACACATTATCAGCAGGTGAAATTGTTGATACTGTAAAAGACAAAATCAATTCTACGATAGGTAGATATTTAAGTAACGTTCGTAATTCGTTGGGTCAGAAAGTTTTGTATAGGGGGATTTATCCAAATGAATAATTACCCTGTTTGGTGGGACACAACAATTACAATCTTTAATAAGTATCAAGATCCTCAAACTCAAGTAGTAACTTGGCATAAGCATGTTGTTGAAAAATGTTTCTGGAAATATGTCGGAGATAAAATAACAATCAACGATGTAACACTTGAAACCAACAATATTATATGTCGCATACCTAAACAGGAAGATTTTTTAGAGCGGCATGAATGGATAGCACAACCAAATGATGAGATGTCAAATTATTTTACTTTGAGTGTTGGAGATATACTTGTTAAAGGTGAAGTTGACGATACAATAAACGAATACGCAAAAGGACAACGGTCTACGGATTTACTTAAAAAATATAAAGCACTACAAGGATGTATGACAGTTGAAGAAACTGCAATAAATACAGGAGAAGGACGCTGTAATGAACATTATTTTGTAAAGGGCATATAACATGGCTAGTTATCCTCATTTAGAAATAGAAATATCTGAATTTATTACTCCAACAAAATTACAAGAAAAATTGCTCAATATACTTGACGATGAACAAATACGATGTGGAATAAATCAAATTATCGGTGACCGGGCAAATAAATACGTGCCTATGGAATCCGGTGCGTTACGAGAATCTATGAGGGTTGATTCAGATGCTATTCATTGGGGTGAGGGACTTGATTATGCACGATATCAATACGGTGGTGAAGTATATGGACCTAATCGACCTATAACATATCAAGGTCGAATTGTTGGTTGGTATTCGCCGGCAGGCGTGAAGAAATCACCAACTGGACGAGAACTCGGTGTGCCAGGCATGTGGAAGGGATGGAAATTCGGATACAAAACACCTGGTACTACCCATCATTGGATTGATGAAATGTTACAAAATGAGCGTAGGGCTATGAATATTCAAATAACAGCATACCTTAAACGAGAAGCGAGGAAACGAAATAAATGAGTGTAGATAAGAATAAAGCAATCATTGATTTTTTAATTACTTGCCCTCAGATATATGAAAGTCCTTTGTATTTTAATTTTGTTAATGCTAACGATAGTGATAAACAAATTGTTACTATGGCTAGCGATAGATATACAAATAAACCATATATAGATGGTAGTGTTAATAAACAATATTCATTTACAATTTTAGATTTTCGATCTATTTCAGATATGGCAGTTGTTAAATTGTCTGGATACGATAGTGAGAATGTGGTTGATTTATCAGATGTACAAGCATTAATTGATTGGATATCTGAACAAAATGAACTAAAGAATTTTCCAAATTTTGGAGAAGATTGTATTATCGAACAGATGTATACAACTACGGAAGAACCTAAATTTGAGGGCATTAACGATGAGTTAAGTCCCCCATTAGCTATGTACAGTATTACAATTCGTATTGAATATACGGATGTAAGCAAAGTATTGTGGAGGTAAAAGATGGCAGTTACACAATTTAATCTTCCTGTTAATCAGAGGGCAGAACGTAAACTGTTAATCACTGTTGCAGAATGGTCCGAAGGCAGTGAGAAAGTAAGAGAAATTCTTGGTAGACGAACCGAAGATTCTAGCATTGAGTATAATCCTGATATTGAGACTACTACTGATATTCTGGGTATTAACTACACTGATATCAATAGAACCCAGCCTCAGCAAGATTTTGATCCTTATCTGATTCTTGGTGGATCTAAACTTGGTGCTAAACTTAATGACATTAGAAAGAGAAATGCCATTGCAGAACTGAACCAATTCACTATTTATATCATTACTGTTTTTGCCGGCAGTGATGGTGCATATGAAGCAGAAAAGCACACGGGATGCACTATTGTATATAATAGTATTGGTGGCGATTCTAATGTGAATTTCCCGATCTCTGTATATCTCAGTAATGATATCACTAATGGTACGGTTGACGTACTGACTGATGCGTTTGTATTTACAGCTATTCCGTAATTAACCAGAAAGGATGTTGGATATGGGTACAAAGAATATAATTGATCTTGATTTATCAGAAACCAGAAAAAAGAGAATTAGAATTGATGGAGATGATAATAGAATCCTAGAAATCAATACCTCTGATTTAAATGTTATTTCAAGATTGAAGGAAGTGTATAGCACTCTCACAAAACTTGCTGTTGAAGGTAATCAATTTTTTGAAGTTGGGGAAGATGCTCCTGTAGAAGAGCAGTTTGAATCCTATGGAAAGAGTCTTAAAGAAGTTGATACCAAAATGAGAGAATTGGTTGATTACGTTTTTGATGCTCCGGTATCAGAAGTGTGTGCTCCAGATGGATCTATGTATGATCCATTTAATGGAATGTTTAGATTCGAATTTTTATTCGAAAAACTTTTAACCCTGTATGAAAGTAATTTTGATACAGAGTTTAAGAAGATGTCCAAGCGAGTACAAAAACATACAGACAAATATGTAAAGGGATGAATATAAATGTATGATATACCTACTTCTGTAACAGTGGGTGATATCGAATATAAAATCCGAAATAATGGAGACTTTCGAACAATTCTCGATTGTTTTTCTGCCTTGAATGATAGCGAACTATCCGAGCAGGAAAGATTGTTCGCAAGTCTCATTATTTTTTATGATGGATTTACTTGTATCGAAGATACAAATAGATTTTCAGATATTGCCGAAGCTGTTAAAAAAATGTATGAATTTTTTAACTGTGGTAACTTACAGAATGGTAAAAAAGTAAATTATAAATTAGTTGATTGGGATGCCGACTCACAACTAATTTGCAGTGCCATAAATAAAGTTGCTGGAAAAGAAATTCGATTTGAACCTTATATACATTGGTGGACATTCATGGGATATTATAGCACAATCGGAGAATGTCCGTTATCCACAATAGTGTCTATAAGAGATAAAATCATCAAGGGTAAAAAATTGGAAAAACATGAACGTGAATTTAGAATGTCTAATCCTCAATACTTTAACTGGAATAGTAAAACAGTAGAACAAGAGGAAGCAGACAGACTTGTTCAGGAGTTATGGAATAACGGTGAGTAGTTATGGCAAATTATGATGGTGATATTCAATTAACAGTGGATTTGGAGCCGGGAGATATACAAAGCACGGCTCAATCTTTAAAAAAAGAATTAGAAGAAGTTGTTAGAATTAATGTTGGCAAAAATATATCAAAGTCTTCGAGGTCATTATTTAATAGTATCGACCAGACAACTTTAAGAGCAACCGAATTATTAAATAAAATGAAGCAACTGGAAACTGCCAAAATTCCAACAGAACAGTATAAATCTTTAAATTCCGAATTTGATAAACTGAACAATAGTTGGAATAAGATGACTAAGCTCCGAGAAGAAGCTGATAAAATACAACAAAAACTTGACACTCTTAGGACTGAAAAAATTCCAACGGCCGAGTATGTCGCACTTGGTAAAGAATATGAATCTTTAGCTAAAAAGTTAACCACACTTAATGAAAGAAAAGAAAAATTTTTAGATACCGGTGGTAAAAGAAGTTCAACAACTTTTAAACGTTTAGAATATGATATTGATATTGTAGAACGAAAACTCGTGGATGTATTACAAGCACAAGACGCTTTACAAAAAAACGGCGAAGCATTCACATTAGGCAATACATCGAAAGAATTTACTGCATTAGAAGAAAAGTATAATAAGTTAATTGGTCAGATACAAGAGTATACAGATAGATATAGAGAAGCATTGAGGTTAAGTGATGAATTAGCTGAAAATGGGGAAGAGTTTACACTAGGTAGCGATACTCCAGAGTATGCTAAATTATCAGATCAATTAAGTAGCGTAAATAATCGAATGTTTATGTTGCGTCAACGTGTTATTGATTTAGCGGACGCTCAAGATAGTGAATCGGTAAGTACTGATAGGGCAGAATCAAATTTACACAGGTTTGGCTCAACGGTTGTATCTGTATCTAAAAAGATTGGCACAATTTCAAATTTTCTCTTAACAGGTGGTGTAGGATTTAAACGATTAAATAGTATTATAGAGTCATTAATTACTAATTTTACGAAACTAGCCGGCACTACAATAAGACGCGGTATTTCTAAATTAGCGTCCTCATTTAGCAAACTTGGAAAAAATACAGATGTTGTTAATAAAGGATTAAAGATTGGGTTTAAACAATTATTAAGATATGGACTTGGCGTTCGTTCTGTATACTTCTTAATTAGAAGGTTAAGACGTGCATTGATTGAGGGCTTTGGTAATTTATCTCAATATTCAGAGCCATTTAATGAAACATTATCAAAGTTTGTAACTATGTTGGAAACTTTGAAAAATCAGTTTGCCGCGGCATTTGCACCTATTGTACAAATTGTTCTGCCTATATTAAATCAATTCTTAGGAGTAATAAACAATCTTATTGCTAAATTCGGAGAATTGATGTATGCAATGACAGGACATAAGGTATATATAAAAGCAAAAGAAGTCTATAAAGATTATGCTGAATCCTTAGATAAAAATAATAAGAAGACAAAAGACAGCACCAAGAAAACCAAAGAAAATACTAAAGCTATTGAAGAACAAAAGCGTCAATTAATGGGATTTGATGATGTAGAAATTTTACACGAGGATCATGATGATGATTCTAGTAAAAACGGTTCTACAGATACAGGCAGTACAGATGACATAACAGGTAAAGATATGTTTAAAACTTTACCTATCAGCGATTTTATAAAAGATTTGTCAAAGAAAATAAAAGAAGCATGGCAAAAAGCTGACTTTACAGAAATTGGACGTATGGTCGGCAGTAAGTTGTTGAGTGCTCTTAGCAATATTCCGTGGGATGCTATTAAAGCAAAACTGCGACAAATAGCTACAAGTATTGCCACATTCTTAAATGGCTTTTTATCTGTACCTGGATTATTTTATAAGATAGGGGAAACTCTTGCACAAGCTATAAATTCTGCCTTCGAATTTTTAAATGCGTTTGTTCACGCATTTAATTGGGCAAGTTTGGGTAATGCTATAAGAGAAGGAATACTTGGAGTATTAAATACTATAGATTGGCCATTAATCTATGATACAATGTTTAACTTCGGTGTCGGAATTGGCACCGCATTACAAAATGCTTTTAACAATCCAGAAATTTGGACTGCTATATTTACATCAATCAGCTATGGATTAAATTCTGTAATACACGCTGTATCAGGATTTTTGCAAAGTGTTGATTGGGGTTCTCTTGGACAAAATGTTGGCATAGGGTTGAGTGATGGCATCGAAGCATTTAACTGGTTCGGTCTTGGACAAGATTTAGTTGCTTTAATAAATGGAGTATTTGATTTCTGGTATAACTTTGTAACAACGTTTGATTTTAGAAAATTCGGAGAACATATAGGAACTACGCTGGGTGAAGCAATACGTGATATTAACTGGACAACAGGTGCCGCTAGTGTAGCAGAAACAATAAATGGATTGTTTGATGCGTTTAATGGGTTTATGGAAAACATGCGCTGGAGGAAACTCGGTGAGGTAGTTGTAAATACTATTGGAGCATTTTTCCAGAACTTTAGTTGGTCATCGTTTGGTGAAGCACTTCATAACATAATTGCAGGTATTTATCAATTTTTAACTGGCGTTGTTGAAACTATTGATTGGGTATCTATTCCTGGATATATTGTAAATGCTATTAAAGATTTCTTTACTGGATATGATTATCCTGGATTATTAGCAATATTAGGTGAGTATCTTGGCAAAGCATTAATCGCACTAATTCAAATTGGTGGTGAACTTGATTTTAAAGTTAGACAGCTTGGTCAATTTATTGTTGACGGATTCAAAAACGGTATATTAAATGGACTTGCATCTATTGGTAATTGGATTGTAACAAACATATTTAATCCGTTTTTTACTGGATTTAAGAAAGCATTTGGTATCGCATCTCCTTCTAAAGTAATGGCAGAACTTGGTGGCTATTTGATTGAAGGATTAAAGATGGGATTGTTAAGTAAGATAACAAGTTTTGGTACATGGTTGAAGACAAATGTAACTGATCGTATATTAGGATTCTTTGAAGATCATTTTCAAATGCACAGTCCTTCTAAAGTTATGGCACAGTATGGTGGCTATATGATGGAAGGATTGGAAGAGGGTATCGAAGGCAACACTGGACTCGCTACTAATGCTATGTCAGATGTTCAAAATGATATGCAAAAAGTGTTTGGCACTTTTTCACAGTGGGCTACAACAGGTAGTAACTTATTAACTGTTGGACTTGTTGTTGGTATATCTGCTAAATCACCATTAGTGTTATCTACAGTGGATAGACTGCATAAATCCATGTTGCAGATATTTACGAATGCTGTACCTAGTTGGAATACTATGGGCGTTACATTGTTATCGAAATTAAATGACGGCATGAACTCTAGACAAAGTGCGTTATTAAATTTTATTACCACTACGATGACTAGAATTACAACCACTATTAATAATGTAGCTTATTCTATGTCAAGTGCTGGACAATCGTTAATGTCATCATTACAATCTGGCATGAGTGCTTACAGTATGAGTATAAGTAGTACCGCAAGTTCCATCGCATCGAGTATTTATACATCATTTAGTACTCAAAACTGGTACAGTCTCGGTGAAAATATCGGTATGGGTATTTATAACGGACTGTTTAATAAACAAGAATGGTTAAAAGTACTCGCATGGAATACAGCAGTTGCTATGTACAATGATGCCTGTGAAGCATTAGATATTTCATCTCCTTCCAAAAAGTTTGCTTGGATCGGTGAAATGATGAGCGAAGGTATGGCACAAGGTGTTGAAAAAAGTCAGGATTCTCCTGTAGAAGCTGTTGTGTCCATGACGAACGCCGTACAAGAAGGAGCGTTCGAGAATTTACAGATTCCAGCAGTTGTTAAGGGAGAAGTTATTCCGTATGCCGCAACTGATTCTCAAAACGATGTATCCTCAAATACTTTAAATAGTTTATCAGATATGTTACAATATATACAGGATGTAGTAGTTACCAGAGACGATGTGTATGATATCTTAACAGAATTATTACCTAGATATCTCAATATAGTATTACAAGTTGGTGATGAACAAATTGCTAGACACGCTAATGCTGGTAATGCAAAACTCAATCGCCGATTTAATACTGTAAACAAAGTACTTGTATAAGGAGGCGTGATACATGGATGAGCCTTTTAAAATAGATGACGTGTCAATACCGACTCCCACAGATTATAAATTTAGTAATGAAGATTTATCTTCTGAAAACACTGGACGTACACTTGATGGCATAATGCACAAAGATGTTGTTGCCGTAAAAGATACATATGCGTGTGTGTGGAAAAGATTGTCTTGGGAAGATACTGCTAAACTTATGAATGCAGTAGATGGTAAAACTAAAGTGTTATTTACTCATGCCGATCCTAGAGTACCTAATAGATTTATAACTGCCGATTATTATATTGGTAAACGGGAGTGTAAAGCAGTTAATCTTGTTCGTTCTGGTAATAACTGGTCAGAGATATCTATGACATTCATAAAGATTTAAAATGAGGTTATTATGATAAATGTAACAACAGCATTTAGGAAAGCATTGTATGATGAAATTCGGGAATATGAAAATTCTGTTGTTATAACACTCGCAAATGGCACAGTATTAAACGTAGATAATGAGCATATCATGTCTAACGGACTTGAAATCGAAGATGCTATATCCAATGACGATGATTTTACAGCATTGGGATCTACCATTATAAATACTGCTACTATTGTACTGTATAACAATGATGAGATTTATTCCGATTACGATTTTGTAAACGCTAAGGTGGTTGTATATACCACCTTAGCTAATGAGCGTATTAAAAAAGGCACATTTACTATCGATGATGCTACGTATAGTAATGCAACAATAACTCTTTACGTGCTGGATAATATGGAACAATTTGATCGTCCATATAGTCTTAGTAATCTTACTTATCCTGCTACTCTCGGTGAAATTGTAAGGGACGCTTGTCAAGTGTGTGACGTTACCTTAAATTCAAACTCTCAACAATTCCCTCATTACAATTTTACAATAGATGAACGTCCAGATGATGAGAGTATCACATTTAGAGAAGTTATAGGCTATGCCGCTACAATAGCTGGATGCTATGCAAGATGTGACGTAGATGGTAAATTGGAGTTTAAATGGTTCAATGTTGCCGCATTTGAAACGGACAGTTCTTTAGATGGTGGTACATTTAACCCCTGGACAACTGGTGGGTATACAGACGGTGGAACTTTCAGTCCGTGGACAACCGGCACAGAAATAAGTGATAATGAATTTACCACTAAAATTATTCCTCATTATATCACATCACTCTATTCTCAAGATATTGGTGTGGATGATGTAGTTATTACAGGTGTAAAAATATTTATAGAAGTAGACGATGAAGAAGGCGGAACAGAGACCGAATCTTATTTAGCAGGATCAGAAGGATACATCATTCAAATTGAAAATAACCCATTTATCAATAAAAGTAATGTGTCAACTGTATTAGGCTGGATATCAACAGTAGTTGTTGGACTTAGATTCAGAAAATGTAATGTAACACATCCAAATGATCCATGTATCGAAGCAGGGGATATTGGATATGTATGGGATACAAAAGGAGTTGAACATCCTATTCTCATCACTCGTGTTACATTTTCTCCTAATTCTCCTCAAACTATTGTGTGTGGTGCTCAAACTCCATCAAGAAATAGTGCATCAAGATTTTCAGAATTAACAAAGAGTTATGTTGATGCAAGGAGACAATTAAGAAAACAACGTGATTCATATCAAGCCGCTATGGATGATTTGAAAGAACAAATAGATAATGCCAACGGTTTATATGAAACTCAAGTAACACAACAAGATGGTTCAATTATAACTTATTTACATAATAAACCATTGTTAGAAGAATCTGATACTAGAATTATGATTTCGTCTGTTGGTGTTACTGTAACGCCAGATGCAGGACAACATTGGTACGGATTAACAGTAGACGGCACATTTATTGCATCTATAATGAATACTATTGGAATAAATTTTGATTGGGGCGTTGGTGGTGCTTTAACAATCAAAGATTCCAATAATAATGAGACATTTTATGTAAATGCTAATAATGGAGTTGTTAGAATTAAAGCATCATCATTTTCATTAACAGATGGAACAACACTTGCGTCCACATTACAATCCGCAAAAAGTTATGCTGATACGGCGGCAAGTAACGCATATAATAATTTAACACAACAACAAGTATTTAATAAATTATCAAATAATGGTGCCGCACAAGGTATATGGCTAAATAATGGTCAGTTATATTTCTCATTTACTTATGCTCAAGGCGGCACGTTAAAACTTGGTGGATCAAATAATGGTAATGGTGTATTGCAGATATACAATGCCTCTGGAGAAGTTATAGGTACATTGGATAATACAGGCGCTAATCTTACTGGTAATATCACATTAAAAAACGGAAATATTAGTGCTTTTACTGGTTATGATTCAACGTATGTATTCAACTTTGTGGAATGGCTTGTATGGCGTGACATAAACAATTTTAATATCGAAACAAGAAATAACAATGTGTTGACCGGAAAGGTTTCGTGGTTTGACATTGGAAGCACGTATGGAATGCAAACAACGAGGGCGACGTCTCGAAGCCAATTTTCGGAAGTCACTGTTGTTGGCGTAAGTAATATGGCGAGCGAGAGCAGTCCAAGCTATTCACGATCCTTTATTGAAACATATAAGCCTCGTTGGTACGCAATGGAAATGGATGCTGATTCTAGTTCAACTGCTGTGCAGTACATATTATCCACAATGGGTATTCGGTTCCGCACACCGACTGGCAAGATTCGAATTGGAATATCTAATACAGGAGAACCAATAATTGGCTCTACCCAGAATATTACGTCCGAAATTGGAACAATAGATATTGAATCTGGCAATAATAAAGTGGATGTCAGCAATGCCGGAATATTTATTGATGGCGGATCCGCTTATGTATGGATGGAGTCTGCGGCAAGTGCCGCTTTTGTAGCGAGCTCTCAAGAACTCCTCATGAAAGCCAGTGCTTATTCCGTAGAAATTGATTCAAGCGGACAAATGGTAAATGGAAGACAGATTGCCTTTGATTCTACGTCTTCCAAACGATATAAACATAATATAACACTCCTTAAAAATAAAACCCTTGATCCTCATAGATTATATGATTTGGTTGTTAAACAATATAGATATAATGATGATGCAAAATTACAGTATCAGGATATGAAAGACAAAACATTGCCTGGATTTATTGCAGAAGATGTAGCAAAGATTTATCCTGCCGCTGTGATACATGATAATGAAACAGGACAAGTTGAATCTTGGGATGAAAGAAGAATTGTACCTGGCATGTTAGCACTTATTCAGGAGCAAAAGAAATTAATAGATGAATTAACAGAAAGAGTAAATAAGTTGGAGGGTATTATATGACACTAGAATTTGAATTGAATAAACAGATAATTAACCGTGTAGACAGGGAAAAACCTGTCGCTGATTCTATTGATTATTTATATGCCCACTTCAATTATTTGTCAGATGAGTGGCAGAATAAAGTTGTGACAGCGATATTTACAAAAGATGGCAAATCGTATAAAATGTTATTAGATGATACAGGAACTTGTCTAGTTCCGTGGGAAGTAGTACAAGGGGGAGGTGATGTTTTTGTATCATGCACGTGTGGTACATTAGTTACAGCTACATCTTCACGGATACAAATTCAAAAATCAGGATATGTTGAAGATGGTGAAAATACACAAGAACCAACTCCGAATATCTACGATCAACTAACTGGTCAATTTCAAGGTTTAAAAAATTATGTGGAAGATGAATTGCAAGTTATTGATGGCGGCAGTTTTACGGATTGGTAAAGGAGGAACTTAATGGCAACTATAATTCAACACAGACGAGGAGCATATACAAACTTTGATCCTCAAAAAATGAAGCCCGGTGAGTGGGCAGTGGTACAAAGCGGTGATCCAGATGCCGTAGACGGCGAAGCTGTTTATATGGCATTTCGAGCCGGCGTTGTAAAACGAATGGCAACTATAGATGAATTACAAGACTATAATAGCCAGTCGCAAACAATATTAAACAATGTTACCAACATTGCAAATCAGGTTGCTACTAATGCGTCTAATGCTTCTCAAAAAGCCGCTCAGGCAGAACAGTCTGCACAGGATGCAGAAACAGCGGCAACAAATGCTTCTAATACGTTAAACAGTGTTCAATCCACTGTGGATAATTTAAAAACACAGGCGATACAAGATATCACCGAAGCCGCTGAACAAAAGAAGTCGGACGCATTAGATGAAATACAAACACAGTATAACCAAGATTTAACAGACTTTAATCAAGTATATACACAGGCTAGAAATGCAATAGAGACTAGAGCACAAGAGATAGCATCCGTTGTAGTAGACGCAAATGCAATAGCTTCCAGAGCATTAGCAAAAGCAACGGACGTTGAAAATGAATTAGCAGAAGAGTCCAGTAAAACTTCCCAGATGTTACAACTGATTCGTACCATGCGAGTTGATGTAGATCAAAAAGTTGCTGGAGGCTATGCTGATTCCGAAGGCTATCTTGTTCTCACAGATGTCAATGGTGATCAGATCGGAGATAGATTGGGGCCATTCGCCGGAGGTGGCGGAGGAGGCGGTGGCGGAAGTACAACTGGTGCTGAACTGACTGCCCAAAATACAACTGGATGGATTTCAAATACTATATCCGAAGGCGTAGACTGTATCGTTAAAATTTTATGGTCTTCTATTGAGAATGAAATGCCTACTGGTAATGGTACTGCTACTATTCGTGTTAATAATGTAGTGAAGTCCATGTTTGAAATTCCGCAAGGTGAGATTAGCATTAATTTGACACCTTACTTAAGTTCCGGTACTAATAACGTAAAAGTTATTATTTCCGATACATACGGACAGCAGAGACCTGTTACTTTCAATGTGCAAGTAATCACACTTAAAATTTCTTCCACATTTGATGCAAATGCAGTATATGATAATGCTATACAATTTCCGTATACGCCGGTCGGTGATGTTGCAAAAGATGTTTATTTTATAGTTGATGGACAACAAGTTGCAGTACATTCAACAAGTGTATCTGGTAGACAGCTTACACAAACAATTCCGGCACAAAGTCATGGTGCTCACTCATTACGAGTATATTTTGAATCAATAGTAAATAATCAGACGGTTCGGTCAAATGAGTTGTATTATGAATTTAAGAGTGTTGAAACCTTAAACAATACTCCTATTATAACAAGTTCATTTAATAGGACATCTGTACAGCAATATGAATCAGTGCCTATTGCATGGTCTGTATATACTCCTAACTCTGCTACGTCAGAGGTTAAATTATACATTAATAATAATCTTGTGTCTACCCAGACTGTAGATAGATCAGAACAATCTTATACATTCCGTGCCAATGATGATGGAAATGTAGTATTTAAGATTGAAAGTGGTACTCAATCTAAGACAATTACATTTACTGTTACTCCACTGGATATAGATGTAGAAGCAGAGACGGAAAACCTTGCATTATATTTATCTTCTCAAGGTAGAAGTAATAATGAAGAACATCCGGAAACATGGACATATAATGATATTTCTACTACGTTTACTGGATTTAATGGCACTAGCGATAGGTGGCAAACTGATACTGATGGGATTACAGTGTGTCGGGTAAGTGGTAATGCTAGACTTAATATTGCCTATAAACCTTTCGCACAAGATTTTAGAACTACTGGTAAAACTATCGAGATTGAGTTTGCTACTAGAAATATATTAGACTATGATGCAGTTATTTTATCTTGTATGTCGGGTGATAGAGGATTAGCTTTAACAGCTCAACGTGCTATATTACGTTCGGAGCAATCTTCTATCAGTACTCAATACAAAGAGGATGAGCATGTAAGAATTTCCTTTGTATGTGATAAGAGAAGTCAGGATAGATTATTATTCATCTATATCAATGGCATTTGTTCTGGTGTAATTCAGTATCCGGATGATGATGACTTTGCACAAACAAATCCTGTTAATATAACAGTTGGCTCAAATGATTGCACGATTGATTTATATAACATCCGTGTATATGATAATAATTTGACGAAAGAACAAGTATTAAATAACTGGATTGCTGATACACAGGTCGGTTCTTTAATGCTTGATAGATATACACATAATAATGTATATGACGCCTACGGTAATATTGTAATTTCAAAATTACCTTCCGATCTTCCTTACTTAATTATTGAGTGTGATGAATTACCTCAATATAAGGGGGATAAGAAAACTTGTAATATTAGTTTCGTACATCCGTTATATCCGTCAAGGAATTTCACCGCTACGAAGGTGCAAATTGATGTACAGGGTACATCTTCCCAGTATTATGAACGGAAGAATTATAAGACAAAACATAAAAATGGATTTGATACTACAGCAGGAAATATTGCTAAGTATGCCATGAATAATGATGCTATAGCCACTAATTCATTCTGCTATAAAGCGGACGTTGCTTCAAGTGAGGGTGCTAATAACGTAGAATTAGCGAGATTGTATAATGATGTTTGTCCTTATAAGACACCCGCTCAAGTAGAAAATTCCAAAGTACGTCAGGGTATTGATGGATTCCCTATGGTAGTATTCTGGCATGATACTGCGGAAGATGTGACTATCTTCTTGGGTAAATACAATTACAATAACGATAAGGGAACAGAAGAAGTATTCGGATTTGCTAGTCCAGATGAGTCTATCGAAATTAAGAATAATACTGGCTTACGTGTATTGTTTAAGTCTGCTGATTACAGTGGAACAGATTATTTGAATGATTTTGAATGGCGTTATCCTGATACCGATCCTGCTTATACGAATCCTGCACAGTTAAAAGAATTTGCAGAATGGGCTATGTCCACTGACCCGGAACAAGCTAATAATTCTGTACTTCCTAATCCTGTGACGTATGATGATGTTACATATACAAATGATACGGAAGAATATAGACTTGCTAAATTTAAGGCAGAAGCGTGGAACTATATGGAACGAGATTCAACTTTGTTCTTCTACTTATTTACAGAATTATTCTTGATGGTAGATAACAGAGCAAAGAACGCATTCCCTTCATTTATAGGAAGTTCTACTCAAGGAGGTAATTAATGATAAAGAAAATAGTTTGGTTACCTTATGACTTTGATACTGCTTTAGGTATCAATAACGAAGGTGCTCTAGTATTTGACTATGACCTTGAAGACATAGATCATTTATCTGGTGGAGCAGATGTATATAATGGACAAGAGTCTGTTATATGGAAGAATGTTAGAAGATGTTTCTTTGAAGAATTAAAATCAATGTACCAAACATTAAGATCACAAAGTACTGCAACGTCTGGTTTATCTTACGAAGCAGTAGAAAAAATGTTTGAGGATCATCAAAGTAAATGGCCAGAAGCAATATTTAATGAAGATGCTTGGTTTAAGTATATTGAACCGCTTATTAATCCCAGTGCGGGAAAAGAACCTACTGCCGCTTATCTGTCGATGTTACAGGGCAGTAAAGAAGAACAGAGAAAATGGTGGTTGTATAATAGATTTAAGTATATTGATAGTAAGTATAATGCAGGATCAGCATTAACGGACTATATACAGGTACGTGGATATGCAAAATCTAATATTACGATCACTCCTTATGCTACTATTTATCCTACTGTAAAATTTGGCTCTTATCTTGTTCAGGAAAGAGGAACTAGAGGACAAGCAACTACTCTTGTTTGTCCTCTGGACAATGTGAATGATACTGAAATTTATATCTACAGTGCATCACAGTTAGCAAGTGTTGGTGATTTAAGTGGATTGAAAGTTGGTTTTGCTGATTTCTCAATGGCTACTAAATTACAGAATATCAAATTAGGAGATAGTTCTAGTTCGTACACGAATCCGAACTTGAAAGAACTTTATCTTGGTAACAATGTTTTGTTAAAA